GCCAACAGATCGCTCCCGGCTAGGTGTGGCTGAAGTTAAACGTCAGTCAAAGCTAGAGGAGCTTAAATCTCGTGCCAGCCAAAATTGAATCTTGGCCACCAACTTGGCTTACCCCTGTAAACAAAGCCGCGCTTAATAAGTCGCGTGGTTGGGAAGTATCAGAGTTCATAGATACGTTTGCAATCCAGACTAAGGAAACTGTTGCCGGGTATGCAGGTGACAAGATGCAACTGCGCCAATGGCAACACGAACTAATGCGCCATCTGTTTGCCGTTGGGCCAGATAAAAAGTTTAGACACCGCACCGCACTAATTGGCATGGCTAGAAAGAACGGCAAATCTGCTGTTGGTTCTGGCATAGGTCTTTGGTCACTAATCATGGGGCCTAATGGTGGCGAAGTTTATTCTTGTGCAGCTGACAAGGATCAGGCGCGTATTGTGTTTGCTGATGCAAAGCGGATGATTGAAGCAGAACCTGAACTAGCTGAACTATGTAATGTGTATCGTGATGCCGTAGAAGTACCTGCAACTGGTTCTGTATATCGCGTTCTATCTAGTGAAGCGTTTACTAAAGAAGGATTATCGCCCACAATGGTTATCTTTGATGAACTACACGCCGCGCCTAATCGTGAACTCTTTGATGTTATGCAACTTGGAATGGGTGCAAGGCGTGAGCCAATGCTTATAGGTGTGACAACAGCAGGCGTACGCGCTGATTCATCTGGTCAGGATTCCATTGCATACAACCTGTATCAGTACGGTAAGCGCGTGGCACAAAAGGAAATAGTAGATACCAGTTTCTTTATGGCGTGGTGGGAAGCGCAACCTGATGCAGACCACCATCTAGAACTAACTTGGAAACAAGCTAATCCTGCCTACGGTGATTTGAATGATCCTAAAGATTTTGAAGCAATGGTTAAGCGAACACCAGAAGCAGAGTTTAGAACCAAGCGATGCAACCAATGGGTAAGCAGTCAGACCGCATGGCTACCTAACGGTGCATGGGAACAGCTAGAAGTTAAGCGTGAGATTGGCGCAGATGTGCCAGTTGTCTTGGGCTTTGACGGTTCGTTTAGTGGTGATGCTTCTGTAATCATTGGCGTAACGGTAGAAGAACAGCCCTATGTCTTTATGGTCAAGGCTTGGGAAAAACAGCCTGAAGATGATGATGAATGGCGCGTAGACATTCTTGAAGTTGAGAACACGATCATTGAATTCTGTGGCACACATAACGTCAAAGAAATTGCGTGTGACCCGTTCCGTTGGCAACGTACTATGCAAGTCTTAGATGAAGCAGGATTCCCGATTGTCGAATGGCCTTCCACTTCACCTGCTCGTATGGTTCCAGCCTGTGCCAAATTCTATGATGCAGTGGTTTCTAACAAGCTGACCCATGACGGAAACCCACTATTACTTAGGCACCTACAAAACGCCGTAGTTAAGACTGATCGGCTAGGGCCAAGAATTGTGAAAGAGCATCGCGGTTCGCCACGAAAGATAGATGCGGCTGTTGCTAGTATCATAGGATTTGATAGGGCAACTGTTTCAAGAGAAGAACCCGTTGTACCCCAGTTCTTTAGTTTCTAGGAGTTTGCGTTGATCCCAACTATCCTGCAAGTAGTAGGTCTAGCAATAATCTCAATAGGACTTGGTTTGTTTATCCTGCCATTAGGAATTGTCGCTGCTGGTGCATCTTGCTTGCTTATCGGTATTGCGATTGAGAAGGGTCAGTAATGCTCGGAAATTTATCAGGTAATGGCAAAGAAGAACGCGCCATTAGCTTTCAATCTATCTGGGGTGCTGGCGATTCTTTTGCTTTCACAACTGAAGCCGGTACAAACATAGATCAGAATCAAGCAATTAAAATCAACGCTTTCTATGCTTGCGTTCTTTTAATCTCTGACACGATCAGCACATTGCCAGTTGATGCTTTCCGCAGAATAGATGGGGATCGTATTCCTTATCGCCCACAGCCTGCATGGATTCAGCGACCAGACGTAGACCTATTGCGTTCTGAGCATTATCAGCAAGTTCTTATTTCCTTATTGCTAGACGGCAACGCATTTGTTCGCGTGTTCCGCGATAACTCAGGTCAAGTAATTAACCTAGTTGTAATTGACCCTTACCGAGTTCGTGTAACTCGCAATAAGGTAACTCGTGAAATTGAATACATCATTGACGAAAATGAATCAACAGCCGTAAGCAAGCGCGACATGATTCAGATAACTGAAATGCGCAAGGCTGGCGATCTGCGCGGTATGTCGCGTGTTACTGAACTTAAAGACAATCTAGGTCTATCTAGTGCGTTGCAATCTTTTGCTTCACGTTTCTTTGGTCAAGGCGCGACCACATCAGGCATCATTGAAACTCCACAAGGCTTAAACAGCGATCAGGCCAAACAGCTAGTAGACGGATTCAACTCACGCCATAACGGATTCCGTAAAGCACATAAGACTGGTCTGCTAACAGGTGGCGCGAAGTTTGTTAGAACTGGCGTAAACCCTGACGAAGCACAGATGCTAGATAGTCGCAAGTTAGCGATTGAAGAAGTGGCTCGTATGTTCAGAGTTCCACCACACATGATCGGCATCACAACACCGGGTGCAATGTCTTACGCATCGGTGGAACAGAACAACATTAACTTTGTAACCCATACGCTGCGCCCATACGTTGCAAAGATTGAAGATGCTTACAGCGCACTTTTGCCAGACGGCGCGTTTATTCGCTTCAATGTAGATGGTTTATTGCGTGGCGATTTTGCTACTCGTATGAATGGTTATTCAATTGGTTCACAAGCAGGCTTTCTTTCAGTTAATGACATTCGCAGATTCGAGGACTTACGACCTGTTGAGGGCGGTAATGTTTATCGCGTTCCTTTGGCTAATGTGGATTTGGCTGCTGCTGCACTCGTTGAAACTGACCGCAAAGTTCTTATGGCTCAAAGGCTTGTTACTACTGGCTTTGATCCTTCTGCTGTGCTTGCAGCTCTGGGCTTACCGCCAATAGAACACACTGGGGTTCCAAGCGTTATGCTTCAAGGCATTGCGCAGATTGACCCTGAAAATCCAGAGTCTGTTTACGAGGTTTAGTCAATGCCTATTTCAACAGCGCAATTCACTTTGACTGCAAACGTGGCACGTCAAATAGTTGCACCTGATCGTATGAACCAGCACGTTTGTATTCATAATCACGAACATCAGTTGAACAAAGAAATCTATATTGGCAATTCCAGCGTTACGGTAACAACTGGAATCCACTCAGTAGCAACGCAAACTTCTATGATTACCATTGGCCCGGGTGATGATTTGTGGGCAATTTCAGCAGATAATGGCGTTGAAATTCAAGTTTTAGTAGTTAAGCAGGACTAATGCCATACTTCATAACAGATAGCGCAGAAGATTGCTCGGGCTGGGCAACTATCAAAGATGACGGCGAAGTTATCGGCTGTCATACAAATAAGCAAGATGCCATAGATCAGATGGTTGCAGTATCAGTAGCTGAGGACATGGAACCCGGTGGCGAACGCGCACTTAATGATGAACTTGAAGTTGGCGATTATGTCTTTTGGGATAACGCTGGCAACACTATCTATGGTGAGATAACTTTTATTTCAACATTTGGCGCAGTAAAGAATCCGCTAGGTGGTGACATAGTAGCCACGCAAGATAGACCAATTGCAACAATTCAGGTTTACACAAATGACAATGGGACTTTAACTGAAACAAATGAGTTTGTAGTTAAAGGTTTGGCGCCATTAACCAAGATGGACTATGAAGGTCAAGATGAACTCGTAGACGAACAACTAGATGAAGATTTAGTTCAAGATGAAATGGATGACCAAGAACGTGCAGTAAATCAAGATGCGCCTAATTTCATGCGCGCTGCTGCTAGGCGAGGTCTAGAGTTTTATGCAGATGGTTTAGCTGGTGACGGTCTTACAGACAAAACCGTTCGTGAAGCACGACTAATGGCAGAAGGTCAGGTATCAGATGATAAATGGATTCGTATTGCTGCTTGGATTGCTAGGCATCTACCTGATCTGGAAGCCCCTGCTGCTAATCCTTCTGATGACAACTATCCGAGTGCAGGCGTTGTTGCTCACTTTCTATGGGGTTCTGGCGCGACTAAAGCGCAAGCTCGTAGAACGCAAGCCCATGCAGAACAAGTAGTTGAACGCATACGCGCAGAAGAACGTACTACTAACGATTTGCAAAATGAGAAATGGCGCACTATCGCGTTAAACTTAAACAACGACGAAAGGCAAGAAATGACAACCACAGTAGAACGCCGCGTTAATACCGTTGAGTTTGACGTTCGCAATGGCGAAGCATCCAGCGATGGCATGAGTTTCACAGGATACGCAGCCGTATTCAATAGCCCGTCTGAACCGTTGCCGTTCACCGAGGTAATCAAAGAAGGCGCGTTCAAGCGTTCTCTAAAGTCGCGCAACGAAATCAAACTATTTATGAACCACAACACAGATGTAGTTCTAGGTTCTACACGCGCAGGAACTTTGAAACTATCTGAAGATTCACGCGGTCTACTCGCACAGGCTGAATTGCCTGACACCAGCGCAGGGCGCGATCTATCGGTTCTTATGAAGCGTGGCGATGTTTCGTCAATGTCATTTGGGTTTAGCGTTCCACCAAAGGGTGATGCTTGGTCAAGCGATGGCGCAACACGCGAACTGCATCAGGTGCGTTTGCATGAGGTTTCTATTGTGACTGGATTCCCTGCCTATGAAGCAACAACTGCAAGCGTTCGTTCGTTGGACATTCTTGCAACTCGTACTGCCGTAGACGTGGATGCACTAAGTGATGCGATCACAAGACTAGAAGCAGGCGAAACTTTAGAAGCCAATCACGCTGATTTGATTAGCGAAGTTGTTTCTAAGCTACGCGCAGACGTTCCTAGCCAGACTGACTTGCTAGAAATTAAGCGCAAGCAACTTGACCTAATGCTCAAGGCGTTCTAACATTTAACAAAGAACAGGCTCAGATGTGGGGAAGCATCTGGGTCTGTTTTTATTTGTGCCATAATTAGATAAGCATTGTGCGGAGCCGCCATTGTTGCAACTGTCGTGGAGCCACGCAGAAACCGTAAGACCAATCCAATCAAACACTTTAGGAGTTCACTATGTCTGACTACATCCGTCAGCAAGCAGAAGCTCGTGCAAAGGCTTGGGAAGAAGCAAAGGCTCTTCTTGACTCAGCAGCAGCTGAAAAGCGCGATCTATCCGCAGAAGAAAACCAAACCTATGACCGCATCATGGC